ACATATAAAAAGTATCATAGCGTACCATCTTTTTTATTTATTATTTTTTCTAATATTTTTCTGCATCTTCTCTTAGTATATGATTCGCTGTAACCTATAAGTAAATTCTTTAGTTCATTTGTCTAATTTAACATTGATGCCAATGCAAATTACTTTAAGCTTTGTACTCATCAAACAGCACCTCCATAATTCTTTACTATAATGTCTTGACATCATTTAATAATCATAGTAAAATTCTATTAATTTGGTATATACTGGTTATAATAATTTATATCTATGATGTTATAATGTTATATTTACTCAAGTTAATTTAAATGTAGGAGGGGTACTTTTGAAAAATAAATTTTTCATACTTTTTTTTGCTATTATTTTTATGTTTGCAGGATGTACTTTGAAGAGTAATCAAATCAATGATAATAAAAATCTATTTACTGGAGAACAACTAAATGGTGAAAATACTACTACCAATAAAGAGTGCACTTGTTACTTACATGCAAATGTAATGAATTTTCCAAAAGAACCTTTATCATTTTCATATAACAATGAATCAATAAGTATAAATGTAGAAGATTTTTCTAATATGTTACATTTATCGGGGATGATATACAAACACATTTCTAACTTCATGCCGCAACAGCCATTTATAGCTGATGATACAGTTGGAAATATCTATGCATACATTCCATTTGAAATAGGTGGCGGAAATAACTCAGGTAGTTATCTTCTTTTAAAATTTAATTTAACTAATAGAAAAACAGAAGGTGTTCTAAAACTACCTAGACAAAATATATATATTAATCAAATTTCTGCATCACCATCTAGTGAAAATCTTGCTATTGTAACTGCTTACACAGATATTCCTATGCATTTTAATACAAGTTCAAAATTGAATTTATTTTTAAGTATAGTAAACCTTAACTCGATGAGTGTAGATTACACATTTAAATTTGAAACACACTCTGACAATGATGTGTTTTCATATAATTTTGCAAAATGGGTAGATGATAATAATTTAGTAATTAATTTATTTGATGCAAATGGAGTATTACAAACTGAACTTTTAAATTTAGAATATATTTTTCATTAAAAAAAGGGGTAAATTATATATAATTTACCCTTTAACTGTAATTATAATTATACACAAACTCTTATTAAAATTTCGTACTATAGTCTAATCCATATGTAGAAATATTATAAGTGTGTCCTAAATAACTTCCAGAGCCTTGGCGAATTGTTTCTCTACGAGTAGGATTTCTATCATACTTTTTCAAAATATACAACCTATCAAAATCCGGCATATCTTTACCTTCAACCTGCAAATAAAGTTTTACACGCTCATCAAGCTCTGCTTTAACTTCTGCTTCTGAAATTGTAAAAGAATAACTATTTACAGCCATATCAAAAAGATATGCTAACCCTTGTGTTGTAGTAATTCCAAATTTAGTAGCCAATGATAACGCTCTATCAACATAAGTTACCATTGATGTATTTATTAAACTATCTTGACATGTAGTTTTAGCACCTATGGTAGAAAATACAGTTTCCCACTAATTTTTCAACCAAGGTTGTAGTGAGCTCTGCCCAAAGTTGCACTGCAGTGGACCAAAAGACATCCCTTGTCCATCATAATTTCCAGCTATGACTTTAAATGCATCTGCCATAGTTGACTTTCCTGTCTCAAAAAATCCAGTATGTTGTAAAAGTTTTCTTTTTAATGCTAATGTTAAACTCATAAAAAATCCTTCTGATATAATTTATAATTTAAATTTCCACTTAAAATTGATGTTACTCTTTATAACTAAATCACCTTATACGAATTTTCAAAAAAATCACCTCCTATCTTGTGCGACAGCATTTCATATACCACCTCCTTTCATTATGATAAAATTTTATCCATGTTTTACTTGACGTATTGCCCTTTTATGTTTGATTTCAACACAAAAGGCACTCAAACTCGAGTGCCTTTTTCATTAACTTATATTTCATTGTCCTTATACTAACATATAAAAAGTATCATAGCGTACCATCTTTTTTATTTATTATTTTTTCTAATATTTTTCTGCATCTTCTCTTAGTGTCTGATTCGCTATAACCTATGGCATTAGCTACCATCCACCATTTATATTTTTTAAAATATTTATATTCTATTACCTTTTTTTCTAGTTCATCTAGGCTATTTAATAATTCTTCAATCTCTGATTTTTGATTAAGTAAATTCTTTAAATCATTTTCTAGCCTTGAATATTCACTACTGTATACATCAATTATTTTTTCAACTGCCGTTGCCACAGGATCTGATTTTCCATATCCTATTGGCATACCAGTTAGTTGTTTTGATTTTAAATCTCTTTGAGATTCAATTGTACTTGCCAAATCTCTTATTTCTTCATTAATTGAATCGATTTTAAATATAGTGTATGTATAATTAAGTAACTTTTTCTTCAATTGTCCTATTTCTACTGATATATTTTTATTATCTTTTTCCATTTGTTCCTCCACTAATTATTAATTATTTCGCACATTTGCGACTTTGAAGTTAAAAAAATATCTTTTTCGAAACTTAATGTATTTTTGATATACATATTCGCATACAATGCAACTAAAATTATAATACCACTTACCAAAAACAATGTCAACATTTATTTCGCTTTAAATGCGATTTATTTAAAATATTTTTATTTATTTGTTGCATTAATGCAATTTTCATGGTATAATTTGTATAAACAATATTACTTAACTAGTAAAAGGAGAAATACTATGACCATAGGTAATAGAATAAAAAATAGGAGAAAAGAATTAAATCTAACAGTTGATGAGGTAGCAGAAAAATTAAATAAAAACAGGGCTACAATTTATAGATATGAAAGTGATGAAATTGAAAATTTACCTATCACTATTTTAGAGCCACTTGCGGAAATTTTAAATACAACACCTGCATATTTAATGGGATGGGAAGAAAATGAAGATGAAAAAATAAACACTATTGCAGCTCACCACGACGATGAGGATTGGACTGAAGAGGAATTAAAGGAGATAGACGAATTTAAAAAATTTGTTTTAAGCAAAAGAAAAAATACATAAAAGGCGGTGTTATATTTGTCATATGAAAGCTTATTAGAAATTGCAGATGAAGAAAATATTGAAGTGATAGAAATAAGGTTTAAGAGTGAAAAAATAAAAGGAATATATGCTGACAGTATCATTGCAATCAACCCTATATTAAGTACAAATGCAGAAAAAGCATGTATCTTAGCAGAGGAATTAGGTCATTATTATACAACAACCGGGGATATATTAAATCAAAATAATATTAGCAACAGAAAGCAAGAGCTTTTAGCAAGAAAATGGGGCTATGAAAAATTGATTCCACTAGAGAAATTAATTAGCGCTTCTTTTGATGGCTGCAAAAATATTTTTGAATTGTCTGAGAATTTAGGTGTAACAGAGGAATTTTTAAAAGATACACTTAAGCATTATGAACAGAAATATGGATTATTTACAGAAATAGATGGATACTGTATTTATTTCAACCCTCTAACAGTTTGTAGCTACCAATACGAATAGGAATAATCCACCAATAAATAAAAATTTTAAAGGAAATATTTTTAAAAATTTGTTTCGTTTATCAAAATATGGGTATAAATTTATCAAAATAGTAGGAGGGTTTTATAATGGCATATACTTTCGACAAAAGTTTAGAAACTGGGAATATAGCAATAGATAAACAACACAGGGAGCTTATAGATGCAATAAATAATCTATTAAATGCATGCAGTCAAGGAAAAGGCCGTGACGAAATAAAAAACACGATTAATTTTTTAACAGATTATACAGTTAAGCATTTTATTGATGAAGAAAAGTTGCAAAAACAATATAATTATCCTGATTATCCAGCTCATAAAAAATTGCATGATGATTTCAAAGAAGAGGTTAGCAAAATTGTTAGTGAGTATGAAGAAAATGGAACTTCCGTAGTTTTAACATTTAAAGTAAATAATATAATTGCTTCATGGCTTATAAAACATATAAAAGGTGAAGACAAAAAAGTTGCTGCTTACATAAAGAATGCTAAATAA